TAGCAGAACGTTATGTAGATTTATTGGCTGATTTCGGAGTTCCTGACAAGGCACTACAAGGTGCAACAGGTGTCGATGGTACATTGGATCAAGCAATCGAGTATTACCTCGACGAGGATATTGACGAGGAAGAAGAAGACAACTATAACGAGGAAGACGAGGATTATTAATGGGGTGGTATTCCGATATTGCTAAAGATATTAGTAACATTCCTGATGCAGTTTTGTATTTCGAAGGCGAACTTGTTGAAGCTCGTAAAGAATGCAAACTCACAGGCAATGTAGAACGTGCATCGGCCGCAATGCCAGGTATTGTAGAACAACGATTCGGTCAATTACAAGAAATCGAAGCAATATTGGAGTACTTAAACATTGAATTACGTCGACTAAAAAGTAGTTTTTTTAGAAAATATTTAGAAAACTATCAACGTGCTCTAAGTAGTCGAGATTGCGAACGATATGTTGAAGGAGAGGCAGATGTAGTTGATATGGAAAAAATTATTAACGATTTTGCTCTTCTTCGTAACAAGTGGTTGGCAGTAATTAAAGGCTTAGATCAAAAACAATGGCAAATCACCAACATTGTAAAATTGCGTGTTGCAGGAATGGAAGACGCAACCTTATAATCAATTCGCCCAAAAGCGAGACCATAGGCCTTAAATAATATTGAGGCCTATTTTTTTAAAAAGGTTGCATTTTTTAAATTGTTAGTGTATACTTACTACTATGATGACTATTGATACCTTATTATTAGATATTGTAAATTCTACAACATCTCCTATAGAAAAATCTCTATCGACTAAAGATGCAAAAGTATTAAGGGACCTTGCAACAATAGTTAATTCGCATTATCTCACAGAAAACCAGGGAAATTTAATAATAAAAATTCTCAGGGAAAATACCAAAAAATTATCGAATTTTTCTGAAAAAATTACAGAGTCTTTAACAACACCTGTGTGGTCGAGAGACTTTAGACAGATAAGACAGGTGAGAAAATTCCATATTGGAAAAATGGATGACGATACATTGCAGTTAATTGTCGAATTTACGTTCAATGCCGAAATTCGACGAATTTTGCAAGAAATGAGCAAAAAAATTAACCAGTTGATCATGGTCGAAAATGGTAAAAAATATTTTGCACCACTCACTGAGAAAAATATTGAGTTATTAGTCGACATACTAACACCACATAACTTTGAAATTGACGAGCTGATTCAATCTCACTACAAAATCATAAAATCCTGGTCAAAATCCGAGGTCGAACGTCAATTTTTACTAACCAACATTGAACATAAAAATTTTCAAAAAGCAATTACTGATGATTTAGGAATAGAAACGTCTATAGATCAACACATCATCAATGACAGAAGTATGCGATATCAGTATTTTATTGAAAATACAAAAAACCACGGTGAAAGCTTAACAGAGTACCTGGCAAACAGGTCTAAACCAAGAATTTGGGTTGACAAAAATCAGTCAAGCATGGCTGAAGTCATTGCCAGTGTGTTAGCATTGAAACGATCACCACTATTGGTTGTCTTCGATACCTTGGCAAATAACAAATATTTAGAAAATATAAAAATCTTGTCAGATGCCTTGGAAGAAAATGGGATTTTTGACAAAATTGGGGTTTATTTTCGTTTAACTAATGACGACACTGGTAAACAGTTTAATCAGTATATTGCAGATAAGTCATATAACTATCAACTAGATAACACTACAAACGTAGCATGTGTGATGAGCGGAAAATTACCGAAATTTTTCCTAAAAAATGCGTGGAAGCCAATGAGTGTTATTGCTTTAGATAGCCGAATGGGTATGAGACATGGAAAAACTGCTGTATACTCTAGCTGTTGCGATTTAATAGTCGAATGGGCAGACGAACAGTCAGCAATGGATTTAAAGGTAATTGGAAAATGACCGTAAAACTGGTAATCCGTGACGAAGTTAATATTAAGTTTGAAAACTTAAATCTTGAAGCACGAAAAAAATTAGCCAATACGTTTAAGTATGAGGATCCAACAGCACGGTATCGTCCTGCTTACAAATTAGGCCGATGGGACGGCAAAGTCAGCATGTTTGGTCTCGGCGGTAACGGATATCTGAGTCAATTAGAAAAATGTCTTGGTATTCTTGCAGACATGGACATTGACATTGACGAACTGGAAGATTTGCGTACTACTAGTAAGATTGAATTCAAAGAAATTACAAATAGTTACTGGGCAGAACAGGGAAAAATGTGGCCAGAAGGGCATCGCTTTGCAGGTCAACCTATCATGTTGCGTGACGATCAAGTTGAAGTTGTAAACCGCTTTTTCACCAATACACAAGCCTTACAAGAAGTTGCAACAGGTGCTGGTAAAACTATTATGACAGCGACATTAAGTCATTGTGCAGAAAAATACGGCCGTACTATTGTTATTGTTCCTAATAAAGACCTAGTTACACAAACAGAAGAAGACTTTGTCAATGTAGGACTAGATGTCGGTGTTTATTATGGCGATCGAAAAGATCTAGGTAAAACACACACTATTTGTACATGGCAAAGTCTTAACATTTTAGACAAGAAAAGTAAGAACTGGAGCGAAGAAGTTGCACTAACACTTGCTGAATTTCTTGACGGTGTTAAGACTGTTATTGTCGACGAAGTACACATGGCCAAGGCCGAAGTTCTTAAAAATTTGCTCACAATTAACCTATGCAACGCACCTATACGTTGGGGACTAACTGGTACAGTTCCTAAAGATGCATTTGAAGCTGAACCTATTTTTGCCAGCATTGGTCCAGTAGTAGGTGGCATCAAGGCACACGAATTACAAGAGATGGGTGTACTTAGTAACTTACATGTAAACGTGTTACAGCTCATAGATTTACCCGAATTTAAGACATATCAAGAAGAATTAAAGTATCTTGTCACTAACAAAGACAGGATGACATATTTTAGTAAATTAATTAAAGGCTTATCTGACTCAGGCAATACATTGATACTGGTTAACAGAATCGATACAGGCAAAATATTAACAGAAATGATTGAAGGCGCTGTGTTTATTTCAGGCGAAGTTAAAGGAACAAAACGTGCAGAAGAATATAAAGACCATGCAACAAATGATAATAAGATTACTATTGCGACTTTCGGAGTCGCGGCTGTTGGAATTAATATTCCTCGTATCTTTAATTTGGTATTGCTGGAGCCTGGCAAGTCGTTCGTCAGAGTTATTCAGTCAATAGGTCGTGGAATTCGTAAAGCCGACGACAAAGATTTTGTACAGATTTGGGACATAACTTCAACTTGTAAATTTGCAAAACGCCATCTCACAACGAGAAAAAAATATTACAAGGATGCCAAATATCCATTTACTTTAGAAAAAGTGGATTGGCAAAAATAAGGAATTATGCAGATATTAACGTTAGATAACAAGACATTTTCATTAAACAATTTACCAGAAGAAGTAGATGAAAATACAAGATTTGCGGTACTAGATAATAGTAACCCGCAAGACCCGGATTTTTTCTTTATGCCATTAATTTTCTTGGAAAGTTTTAATGCACCAGCAATGGTTTTAAGGATTGGGGATGATGAAATAGCAATGCCCATAGATTGGAGCATAGCTGTAGGTGATAGTTCTAGTAGTTGTGACATTGAAATTTTACCGTTAACCAGTTTAAATGATCGTGGATTTGAGGCATTATGCTTTAATCCACTAAGCTCGTTTAGGGTAGAGTTTAAAAAGATTGAAATTGTAAATTTTTATAATGATGTTAAATGGTATTTTCCAAAAATGAAAAACGGACAACTTTTAACAACTCCTACCAGTTATGACGACAAACCAAACTGTGTATTTTTTGTAAAAGAAATATCAAAACAAAACGAAATTATACATCTTGATAAAATATTATAAGGAAAAATTATGACATTTAGAGTAGCTTACTTTCAGCCAATTATTATAGCAATGGATCAAGTTCCTCCGGTGGAATTTAGTAAAATATACGGATTAACAGAAGAATTACATAATCATCCAGAATTTAATGATGCATCTGACAACATTAGCATGCGTGGTGGCCAACAAATTCAAGTACTACCAAACGATTTAAACAAAGATGTAACCTGGTTAAAAACATGGCTAGAATCTATTTGTAAGGGATATATGGATATTGTTGCTCAACAATGTGGTACTAAAGAAATGAGTTATTGTAAGCCTATTATTACTAGTATTTGGACTATTAGACAAACAGAAGGTCAGTATCAAGAATTACACAGTCACCCTATGGGAAGTTTAAGTGGGAACATTTATATCACTGCTCCAGAATTTTCCGAAGATAAAAAATCAAGCGATGGTCAGATACATTTTAATTTTCCAAAAGTAAAAGATATCGGTAAATTTATCATGAACGATGCATGGAAATATGACCCAACACCGGGAACGTTTATTTTATTCCCTAGCTATCTACCTCACACAGTATATCCTTGGAAAGGCACCGGTACCAGAACAGTTATGGCATTTGATTGTAATCTAGTTCCAAAAACCGAAGACGAACTAAAAGCGGAGCAACAGCAACGTGGGTACCCTTAAACCAGGTCATACCTATATACATGAACGGGTAGGCGATGTAGTCTATCGACGAGAATTTGGTGCAGATCCTAGTACTAGAGAAGTAGCAGGGTGGGATTACAATTCAGATGAAGCTCATAGATTTGATTCTAGAACTCCGGATGGTCGACCTTTGCACGAGCATATAGAAGAAAGTAAATTGTGGGGCGAAATTCGGAGAGAAGCTAAAACCAATGTGACTTTACAAAAAGCTTTAGATCGTGCTATAATGATATACAAACTTAGCAAAGAAAAATTATGAGTGAAAAAATAGAACTTAAAGAGAAACTAGCGGCAGTTGATCAAAACGTCCGAGAATTATGGGACGCAATGGATACTGAACAACAGAAGTCTCTTAAGAATGAATTCTATATTTTAAATCGTTATATCAGTAGTGCCCAAGGTCAAAAACGTGAAGTACAAGAGCATTTTATCTTAACAGTCAACGAGTATTTTAATAAGAATTGGTTTGAATTGCAAAAAAGTCACCCTAAACTAATGTGGTTATTATTGTGTATGTGTAGTTATAACGGTGATAAAGTATTTTTCCATAATTGGCTTGGCCACAAGAAAAAAGATGGCAGTAATAAAAAAGCAAGACTATTAGAAGAACTGTTTCCTGAAAAAAGAGCAGACGAAATTGAAGTACTAGCGGCTATTAACGATGTTAAGGATATTAAAGATATTGCAAGAAACTTTGGCATGGACGAAGCTACTATTGCTAAAAAATTAAAATGATGGCCTTAGTACAACAACCTTATAATTGCGCACATTGTGGTAAAGTCTTTATGCAAGAGAAGACTTTATTTGTTCACGTATGTGAACAGAAACGTAGATACATGGCACAAAAAGAAAAACATGTTGTACTTGCATTCGATACATTTCAAAGATTTTATAAGTTAACACAACCTAATAGTAAACAAGATAAGACATATGAAGATTTTTGTAAAAGCCCTTATTATAACGCTTTTGTTAAGTTTGGCAGCTTTGTTAGCAACGTTAATCCTCTCTATCCGGAACAATTCATGGACTGGATTGTACGATCAGGTGTCAAGTTGGATCACTGGTGCAGAGACGAGCTCTACGAACAATACGTCATCGAACTTATCAAAAGAGAACCAGTCGAAGTTGCGCTAGAACGTAGTATCAGCCATATGCTTTCCTGGGCTAACAATAACAACGCACAATGGAATCATTATTTTTTGTATGTTAGTCTTAGTCGTGCTTGCTACGATATTAAGGACGGCAAAATAAGTCCCTGGATCATTTTAAATAGTTCAAGCGGTAAATCTATGTTACAAAAGTTCTCAGACGAACAACTGACACATATACAAAATATTATAGATCCACCATTTTGGGTTAGTCGTTTTAAAAAATTACCAGCAGACGTAGAATTAGTTAAACAAGTTGTCAAGGAGTCGAACATATAATGCCAGATATTGACATAGATTTTGCTGATAGAACAAAGGCGTTAGAAGTACTAAAGCATATTGATGCACGACTCGATATAGATAAAAAACACAATACTGGTGTATATTGTACTAGTGTTCCGCACAATCCAATTACAGGAATAAGTACATTAAACTATAAAGAAGCAGAAGATAGAGGTTATTTTAAGATAGATTTTTTAAATGTTAGTGTCTACGAAGGCGTTAAAAGCAAAGAGCATTTGACTCAACTATTGGAGACTGAACCACTATGGGATTTACTATTACAGGACGAATTCACAAATTTACTATTCCACGTAAATGGGCATGGCTACTTGATGAGACAGATGAAGCCTATATCAATCGAGGAATTGGCCATGTGCCTGGCATTAATTCGACCAGCGAAGAAGCATCTGGTTGGAAAGACTTGGATCGAGATTGGGCAGACGATTTGGGAGAAACCGGAGAACGGTGAATACTATTTTAAGAAGGCACATGCCATTGCCTATGCACATGTAATTGTTGTACAGATGAATCTTATCTGCGAAGGTATTAGTTACGGATTTAGTTAACGAGTTTTTCGAACTAACTGGACTGATTTACGCTTTACTCTTTTTAAAGTAAGATTCATTAAATTAACTACTGGTCCAAGAATTATACGAGTATCTTTACTGTTAAATGTTTTAATACAGTAGGCAAAAGGACTAATTTGATCTCTACAGAAAATATTAATAGGAAATTGACGATTACTTTCCCACCACCATATTTCTCCTATTTCTAAAAATACAGTTTTTTCTTCAGGAGTTTTAATGGCATTTAAATCATAGAAACTAGTTACAAACTGATCTTGATTAATGATAATCCCAACATATTCGTTATCACCATAGTTGATAACACTTATAAAGGGTAAATTTTGTTCTATATTATCTCTTAATTTCGCCATAAATACTATTAAAGGTCCTTGCCAAATGCAAAAAATTCAAAGTTATTTATATCCTAACAGAGTTATACTAATAGCCGATTTGGCAGGATTCACCGTGGAGAATACAGTCGTGTACGCAAAAACAGTAAAAATATATAAAGGCGTTGATAACGTCATTGAGTTTGACATTCAGAACGCTGACCAGAAGCGTCTTGATTTAGTAACTTCACCGCTAGTAAATAATATCTCAATGAATGTTATGGACATGTCAGGAAAAGCTTTACCTAACAGCCCATACAATGTAACTCCACGTACTACTATTAAAGGAATAGGTGTTGTTACTATCCCGGAAGCTGATTTGGTTGATTTAGATAATCAGAATTTACATTATAGTGTTACAGCAACTGACACAAATGGAAATACCATACCTTTATATTGTGATAGTCGATTTAGTGCAGTTGGTACTATTGAGATAGTCGGAAGTGCGACACCAACAACTCGTAAAGATATTGTTTACGATAGATTTGTCGGCGAAATAAACTTTATGGGCAATGTAACTAACCATACAAGTGCAATTCCTTGTAAATTTTACGAAGCAGTTCCTACTACAAGTTTTAACATTACTTGTAATATGACTGGGTTTGTTGGAGACTTATATCTAGAAGGAACCGAGGATAGTACTATAAGTGTTGAATCTTTCAAAAATGCTACTAAAATTCAAACACATTCTTGGACTAGTCCAAATTCGTCTCCTTACGTATTTTCAAATGTTTCATTTGTTAATCCAACAACTGGACAAAACTACAACTATATTCGTGTAAGCTGGACATACCCAAGCATAAGTCCTTACAATTTTACAACTACTAATCCTTACGGAACGGTTGACAAGATTACCGTTAGTCGTTGATTTTAATCAAATAGTCTGCTATAATAAGACATGAGTCTAATAGCAGATACACTTCTTACATACTTACCTGCAAAGCGTAAACATACTCCAAGCGGTTGGATAGGTTTCAATGCTGTCTGCTGTGATGACAAACGACAGCGTGGTGGATTTATTGTTAACAGCGGTGATGCAGTAAGTTATCACTGTTTTAATTGCGGATTCAAATGTAGTTGGCAACCTGGTAGACATATCAGTCAAAAGATGAATAAGTTCATGCGGGACTTAAATATCCCCGACGATGTTATTGCACAACTTAGACTAGAAGCATTAAAATTAGATGACAATAATACCGCAGAAGTTCGTAGTATAATTCCAAAGTTCGATGCTCGTGCATTGCCAATGGATAGTCAACCTGTTGCGGAGTTGCTAAATGATCCTCCAGAAAAACTTATACCTATATTAGAATATATGGTTAATAGAAAAATCTATCCTGAAGATTTTTCTTTCTATTGGAGTTCTAAAGTTGGATTCAGCAATAGACTTATTATTCCATTCTTGCACAAAAACGAAATTGTAGGGTGGACTGCTAGGGCAGTCAACGATGCTCAACCCAAGTATTTGTCAGAACAACAACCTGGTTATGTGTTTAATTTAGATAACCAGCAAGACGATAGAGAACTCGTAATTATTAGCGAAGGACCGTTTGATGCGCTAAGTATTGATGGCTGTGCATTACTCGGAGCAGAGATTAAAGACAGTCAAAACTGGTTACTAAAACAGTTAGGCAAAGAATTAGTATTAGTTCCGGATAGAGATCACGAAGGTCCTAAGACAGTAGAACGTGCAATAGAGTTAGGATGGAGTGTAAGCATGCCTGATTGGCCCGAGGGCATTAAAGACATCAACGATGCTGTAATTGAACTAGGAAAACTTTCTACTATGTGGTTAATCGTATCGGCAAAAGAATCTAACAGTTTAAAAATACAGCTCAAAGCAAAGAAATGGTTTAAGGATACAAACAATGAGAAAACTACTTAATTTTTTACTATGGCCTTGGCACAAATGGCAAGAAAAACAATATATTAAAAAACGTATGGAAGAGATGCGGAAACGCGATCCCTTTATCTACAAATGATTACTTGGGGTATATCAGCAAACAGTCATGATGCGGC